ATTCCTGCCGTATACGTTCCAACGGCTCGCACAGCGTCTAAGGGTATTGGTAAGTCAGACATTGCCGACATCGCTATTATGCAGAAAGCGATCTATCAAGAAGCGTCCGAGATCGAGCAGTTGATTCGTATCTCTAACCATCCAACACTGGTTAAAACCTTCGACACAGATGCTACTGCTGGCGCTGGCGGCATTGTACATATGCCTGATGAATTGGATGCTGGGCTTAAACCGTTCATGCTACAACCGTCTGGCTCTAACATTACGTCACTAATCGACTCAATCAATCACAAGGTAGAGTCAATTAACCGTATGGCGCATCTAGGTGCAGTTCGTGGTACTGAGGCTGTGAAGTCATCTGGTATCGCACTTCAAACTGAGTTCCAACTATTGAACGCACGACTCGCTGAGAAGGCTGATCTATTGGAGCTTGCTGAAGAGCACCTATGGACGTTTATCTGTATTTGGCAAGATGTAATGCCAGATGTAGAGGTGTACTACGCTGATAGTTTTGACATCCGTGACTACCCGAACGAGCTTGAGTTCCTACAACGTGCTAAGGCATCTGGTGTTCAATCGGCTACATTCACTAAGGGTGTAGATAAGATGATCGCTGACCTTGTCCTAGACGATGAAGAGCTTAACAAGGCTTATGACGAGATTGATTCGGCTCGCTCACTTGGTGACTTCAGTCAGGTAGCAAATGGCGGCTGATATAGATCACGCTAAAATCGTAGAGGCGTTGACTGAGACACATCAGCAACGTCTTTCTGCCATTATGCGAGAGCTAGAGAATCGTGTTGCGGACTACGCAATGGGTGCACCTACTCAAGATGGTGATCTATTCGATTTGGTCTGGGCTATCAATGCTCGCTCGGATATAGAGCAGATCATGCGTGATACCTATCTGACCGAGATCGACTCACAGATTCGTGAATATCAGACGGTCGTTGATAGTGTTACCGATATGCTTAATGAGTACGGTGACTTTACTGGCGTACCTGTCGAGACCATCCAAGCATTACAGCGTGTGTCTTTCTATGGCTTCGAGGATATTGCATCAACATTTAGCAATGACCTAGCCAATGAGCTGTACCATAATGCGCTTACAGGCCGACCACTAACTGAGTCCATCCGTAACCTTCGTATGAAGATTAACGGTGTATATATGCAGTCCGATCAGGAAGAGATTGATCGACTTGTGGCGTTAGCGGATGAAGGTGATGAAGAAGCGGTAAGGACATTACACCAAGTGTATGCCGCTGATCGCACTGGGAACAATATGAGACGCTATGCACGACAGATGATAGTGGACTCAATGATGCAATTCGATGCGGCTGTTAATGTGGCGGCCGCTAGAGAGATCGGTGCTGATAGATGGAAATACTACGGCACTGTGGTAGAGGATTCGCGTGACTTCTGTGTTCGCCATGTCAATGAGATATGGGATGAGCAGGAGATTCGTGATACATGGTCAGCAACTAGCTGGCAAGGAAAAGCGGACGGTGATCCATTCATTGTTCGTGGCGGTTACAACTGCCGACATCACTTCAGACCAGTGTTTGAAGATGAATAAACGGATAACTCTATAGAGAGGTACGCGACATGAGCGATGCAATCATGGAACAAGAACTACCTGAAGATAATAATCAGGATAATGCGCCAACGGAAAAGACATTCACTCAATCTGACTTAGAGAAGATTGTAGAACAACGTCTAGCCCGTGAGCGTAGAAAGTATGAAAAGCAACTTGAAGGCATTGATGTTGATGAAGCCCGTCGATTGATGGAAGAGAAACAACAGGCCGAGCTTGAACGCCAGAAAGAGAAAGGCGAGTTCGAGAAGGTGCTAAAGCAAGTGACTGAGAAGAAAGAACAGACGATCCAACAACTCAGCCAAAAGCTACACGAGATTCAAGTGGATGGTGCGCTACTCAATGCGGCATCTACGAATAATGCTGTAAACCCACAGCAAGTCGTACAGCTTCTAAAGTCTCAAACACGCCTCAATGAGGATGGTGCAGTTGAGGTATTGGATTCTGATGGCTCTGTGCGTTACAATGACAGCGGTTCACCATTATCAGTTAATGAATTGGTGAGTGATTTTCTTACTGTAAACCCTCACTTCGTCAAGGCTACCGCAGGTGGCACTGGCTCCAAGGGTGCAACAGGTGGCTCTACTCCGAAGCCTGAATCGGTGGCTGATATGCTTGCAAACTGGGATACTGGTGGCAAAGAGGCATATGCCGCTTTGAAAAATGGCAAGCGTTAAAACTTGTTTATACTTAACGTAAATTTGGAGGGCTAATCATGGCCGCTACTACTTCTTCTACACTAGACGACTTGTTCGTCAATATCGTTGCTCAGGCTCGCTTCACTGCGGAAGAGCAATCTATCATGCGCAACCTTGTAACAATGTACGATATCGGCAACGTTGCTGGTACTACTATTCAGGTTCCTAAATACCCATCAATCTCTGCGGCTGACCTAACAGAAGGCACAGACATGACTTCTACTACTGTTAGCACTTCTTCAGTGTCTATCGCAGTTGGTGAAGTTGGTGCTCAAGTGTTCCTAACTGACATGGCGGCAATGGGTGCTGGCAACCCTGCTGAAGAGCTAGGTACTGTTCTTGGTAACGCAATCGCTACTAAGATGGACCAAGACTTGATCGCTCTATTTGACGGCTTCTCAACTTCATTCGGTGCGTCTACTACTGAACTGACTGTTGCTGACATCTTCAAAGCGGCGGCTACTCTTCGTAACAACAAAGTGTCTGGTCGTATGGTTGCGGTTCTTAACCCACTACAGGCTTACGCACTTAAAGCTAACCTAACTAACAGCTTCGCTAACCCTAACGGTGGCGATCTACAGAACGAAGCAATGCGTAATGGCTACGTTGGCTCTATCGCTGGCGTTGACATCTTCGAATCTGCTAACGTTGCTGTTGATGGTTCAGGCGATGCTAAGGGTGCAGTATTCGCACCAGAAGCACTAGCTCTAGCTATGAAACGTGACTTCGTAATCGAGCCACAGCGTGATGCTTCTAACCGCGGTTGGGAACTAAACGCCACTGCTGTTTACGGTGTTGGCGAGCTAGACGATAGCTACGGTGTTGAGATGTACTTCGACGCTGGCCTTTAATGGCTGACTGGGGTGGCCTTCGGGTCACTCCTCTTTATTTCTAGCAAGGTGTTTACATGGCTTTCTCTACAGACTCAGACCTAACAGATATTCAACCAGACATTCTCGATCTTGGTATTGCTTCGTTCTATGCGGAACACGCCAAAGCTGAAGAAGATATTAAGCGTGAGATTCGTGCTCGCTGGTGGAATAAGACTGGCTACTCTGGCGAGATGGATGACACCCTGCTTACAAGCACACAGTGGACACGAGCTTGTTCATACTTGGTGCTTTGGAAGTACGCTCTGCCACAACTGACAAACTGGGTTGATGGGGATCGCTTCCGAGAGATGCTTACATTCTATCGTGATATGTACAATCAAGAGATCGAGGCTGTATTCGCTGATGGCGTTGAATATGACCGAGATGAAGATGGTACTATTTCCGATGATGAGAAGGACATCCGCATTACTGGTCGCTTAACACGATGAACATCACCATCTCGCTGAACGATAAAGCTATCCGACAACGCTTGGCTGAGATGGAGCGTGACCTACCTGACAATCTTGATAAGGCATTAGCACAGACTGCATTCTATGGATCAAATATCATCGCTGATCGCACTAAAGCAGGACGCGGTATCAGCGGTATATTTAAGCCTTACTCACCTCAGTATGCAGAGTTTAGACGCGAGAATGGGCGTGGAGCTAATGTTGACCTTAACTATACTGGTCAAATGATGTCATCGCTCACAGCGTTTAAGCGTAGAGGTTACGCTGAGATTAGGTTCAGTAATGCTTTAGCCAACAAGAAGGCTTACTTTAACAACAAGACTAGACCGTTCTTTGGATTCAATACGGCAGAGAAACGTCAGTTGCTTGAGTTTATGAAGAAAAGGTTATTTGCATGAGTGTACGTGAAGATATATGCGACAACATTGTTAGCACACTGAAAGGTGTACTTGATCCTGTACGCATTAAGTTCGTAACTCGCAATCCATTCAAGTTTGAGGAACTAAGCTCGGCACAATTTCCTGCTTGCTTGGTTCAGACTGCTGGTGAAAGGCGCTCAGATCGCACTATTGGTGCAAGCGACATCCAGCGTCAATCAGAATTAACAGTCCGTGTATTCGGGTTTGTTAAAGGAGCTAACATCGACTCACAACGCAATGAGTTGATCGAGGCAATAGAAAATGGGTTAGACGCAGACCGCACCCGTGGCGGCTATGCGTTGGATACTCAGGTTGTGGAAGTAGAGACTGATGAAGGTGCTATCGAGCCTTATGGTGGTGTGGTGGTAACGGTCACAGTCTTGTATACTTTCGCAAGAGGCAACGCATAACTTAGGAGATATATCATGGCGGTGCATAAAGGTTCTGAAGGCTACGTTAAAGTAGGCGCAAACACAAACACAGTAGCAGAAGTTCGCGATTGGTCGCTATCTGAGTCTGCTGACACAATTGAAACTAGCTCAATGGGTGACTCTGCTCGTTCTTACACGACTGGCCTAACCTCTGCGACTGGCTCTATTGCTGTTCATTACGATGAAGCTGATACAACTGGCCAAGGCGCACTAACTGTAGGTTCTGAGGTAACTCTGGCTCTATACGTTGATGCTGACACTTACGCTACCGTAACAGCCATCATCACTGAGGCTGGTGTTTCTAGCTCATTTGACGGCCTTGTAGAAGGTTCATTCAGCTTCACCGCTAACGGTGCTGTTGTCTGGGCTTAAGCTGTTTCGCTAGGCTAGGGATTCCCGAAAGCAGTTTTTCCTCCGTTTGCTGTTGCCTAGTGATCTAAACGGGGATTTAAACGGAGAATACACATGAGCATACTAGATCGCGCTAAGGCGCACTTTGACTCGCAAGGCGTAAAGAAGATAGAAGTACCTGAATGGCCAGATGAGTCTGGTAATCCAACGGTTCTATATTCATCGCCAGTATCTATGAATGACCGCAAAGCATTACGCACTGCGGCTGATGGTGATGAGGCTGAGTTTTTAGTCCGTCTAGTAATCCTCAAGTGTGAATTGGAAGATGGCACTAAAGCGTTCGACCTATCTGATAAGCCATTGCTTATGAAGAAGGTTGATCCAAACATCATCCAACGTATCGCTAACAAGATTGCGGAAGCACCAGCTGTCGATGACATGGTGGGAAAGTAAACAGCGATCCAGAACTGTTTGCGCTGTATACTCTAGCTGAGAAGCTACACATGACAGTGGATCAAGTTGGAAGGATCAGCCAAGAAGAGTTCAACGGTTGGCTGGCTTACTATCAGATAAAGGCAGAAAAGCATGGCACTAACACCTGAAGAACTCAGAATCCGAATATCAGCACAGAATGATGCTAGTAAGCATATTTCTCAGGTCCGCAAAGATTTAGCGTGGCTAGGCACTGGTGCTACTCAAACCAAGAAAGCTGTAATGGGCACAACTGTCGCAATGGATGGTTTTGGTCGTAAGGCTGGCATGGCTGGTATTCAGATTCAACAATTGGTTGGTCAGGTTCAAGGCGGTACATCTGCATTTGTAGCACTATCACAACAAGCCGCTGACTTAGGTTTTGTATTAGGTTTCCCACTACTTGGTGCTGTTGTTGGTATCGCTTCTGCGTTTGCTGGACCTTTGATTGCCGCAATCATGGGCGTGAAGGAAGAAACAGAAAGCCTAACCAAAGAAGTTGACGAGCTTGCTGGCAGTTATGAAACCCTGACTGATGCCCAACGCGCTTATTACGACATGGTTTCTGGTCGTCAGATTAAGGATATGACCCTTGAGATAATGAAGCTCAAGAATGAGGCAGATAGCTTAACAGGCATAATGCAGATGCCTTCTGAGTCTGGTCAAGGTCTAGCCGCTGACGCATATAAGAAAAGATTAAAAATCCTATCTCAGATTAGCGAGCTAGAAGAAAAGATCGCTTACCTAAAGAATCCTATTGCTAAAAAACAGGCAGAGGAGCGAGTCAAGACGGCAAAAGAAGCCGCTGATGAGCAGATGCGCCTAGAAGAAGATGTAATGGCTGAATTCACACAGCGCCTTGCTGATGAAGATGCCGCGTTCTTCAAGTCAAGAGATCATCAACTAGCCATCCAAGAGCAGATGGATAAGGCATATCTGTTATCCCAACAGGAAAAGCAGAAAGCCTATGACGATTTAATGAAGCAATCAATGGAGCACTTAAAGCCTATTGAAGATGGCTTGATGTCTTTAATTACTGGGTCAAAAAGTGTCACTGCGTCATTCAAAGATATGGCGGCCTCGATTATCAATGATCTGATTAGAATTCAGATTCAGCAATCTATCACCAAGCCTCTAGCAAATATGATGGCTGGCGCTGGAGGCATTGGTGGCATTGCGTCCTCTATATTTGGTGGCTCACCTGCTAAGGCATTAGGTGGATCAGTTAAGGCTGGTCAGGCTTATACTGTTGGTGAGCATGGTCGTGAGACATTCATACCAAGCACTGATGGTCAGATCGTGCCTAACGGTGGTGGTGAAGGTGTTATAATCAACCAAACTATCAACGTAACTACAGGCGTACAACAAACGGTACGCGCTGAGATTGCTAACCTACTACCACAGATCAGCAACGCGGCTAAATCGGCTGTAGCGGATGCTAGACAGCGTGGCGGTGGGTTCTCTAAAGCTATGGGTGCATAATGGCGATTACATATCCTCTAACAGTTCCAGATCATAACTTCCGATCAATGACTATGCGTATGAAGCGCGTGGTCGGTGTGGCTGAGTCGCCATTCACGTTACAACAGCAGGTGTATGAGCATCAGGGTGCACGATGGGAGGCTGAGATTACTTTACCTCCTATGACGCTAGATCAAGCCCGTGCGTGGGAAGCATTCTTTATCTCGCTACGTGGTCGTAAGGGTACGTTCATCATGGGCAACCCTTTACACAATGTTCTAGTGACTGGTGTGGAGCTTAATGGTTCTGGCACTGCTCGATCTACTGAGATTGATGTAACAGGTGGTGCAGGTCAGACGATCAACGCGGGGGAATACTTCCAGATTGGCACAGGTTTAGATTCTCGCATCCATCAGGTGGTTGAAACTATCACTATGGATGGCACTGATACATTAACCATTGAGCCGCCCCTACGTACCACTTATGCAGATAACACATCACTAGATTTCACTCAGCCAAAAGGCGTTTGGAGGCTATCAAGCAATGACGTAGAATGGTCGATAGATTCAGCCAGCATCTACGGCTTCACATTTGCTTGTCAGGAGGCTCTATAATGAGTCGCGTACTATCCTCAAACATGGCGACTGAGTTCGCATCAGATACCCTGTCACCGATCGTCCTGGTTAAGTTCGACTTTGACACTTTACCGCTATACTTATGGTCTGGAGTCGGTGATCTTGATTGGGATTCCGAGACTTGGACTGGTGCTGGCAATCTTATGTCGTTCGGCTCGTTAGAAGAGACCACAGAAGTGCGAGCTATTGGCACAAGTATCACATTAAACGGGCTTAATCAGTCTGTTATTAGTGCCGCACTCACAGAGGATTATCAGGGTCGCACAGCGACTATTTGGCTAGGTGCTATGGATGAGTCTGGAAATGTCGTAAGCGATCCAGTAATCATATTTGGTGGTCGCATGGATGTTATGACTATCGAAGAAGGTGCTGAAGATGTTTCTATCAACATAACTGTTGAAAATAGACTTATAGACTTCGAGCGCACAAAAATTAGACGCTACACAGATCAAGATCAGAAGATCGATTACCCTAACGACAAGGGTTTTGAGTTTGTAGCGGCAATTCAGGAAAAAGAGATTGTTTGGGGGCGTAAATAATGGGTTTTTTCTCTAAACTTCTCGGTGCCGCAATTGTAGTCGGTCTAGGTTTTGTGACAGGTGGAGCGGCCTTTACTTGGGGAGCCTTCTTTCAGCGTCTAGCTATAAACACGGTTCTTAGCTTTGCGTTATCCGCTCTAACGCCTAAACCTGCTGGTCGTGAGCTACAAGACAATAAGACAACCAACAGAAACCCTATCGCATCAAGGAAGATCGTATACGGGCAAACTCGTGTAGGTGGGTCTATCGTATTCCTAGAGTCCACTGGAACCGATAATAAATACCTGCATTTAGTAATTACTCTCGCTACGCATGAAATAGAATCTGTAGAAAAGGTCTATTTTAACGATGAAGTTGTTTGGGATAGCGGCTCATACCAAGATGGATGGGGTTCTCATTGTGAGATTACTCCTCACTTAGGGTCAACATCTCAAAGCGCAGACTCAAACTTGGTATCAAGAATTACAGACTGGACGACAGATCATAAGCTATCTGGTGTTGCTTATTTATATGTTCGACTGACCTATGACCAAGACAAGTTTGCAATGGGTATACCTAATGTTTCTGCACTCGTTAAGGGTCGTAAGGTTTGGACTGGCTCTACTACCGAATACTCAAACAACCCAGCATGGTGTTTAAGGGATTATTTATTAGACTCAGATTACGGCATGGCAGTACAGGCATACGAAATCAATGAGACATCATTCGCTACAGCGGCTGGCGTTTGTGATGAATTGGTTGCTACATCAAATTCTGATACGCAAAAAAGATACACAATGGATGGTGTTGTTGATCTTGCTAACTCTCGTTCGCAAATCATTGAAGATATGCTTACATCGATGGGTGGTGTGTTTAGTTATTCTGGTGGCGAGTTCAATATTCACGCAAGCAAATACTATGCGCCAGCGTACTCCTTTGACGAGTCTGATATGACTGGATCAATATCTATCCAGACGAAACAGTCTCGTAGGGATTTATATAATGGCGTTAAGGGTGTATTTAACTCCGAAGATGATAACTACGTTGCAATGGATTACCCGCCAGTTATTTCTGATTCATACGTATTAGAGGATGGCGATCCTAGTTACCTAGATATAAATCTACCGTACACAACAAACCCAATCAGAGCCCAGCGCCTAGCTAAATTAATACTTCTTCAGGGCCGCCAACAAATATCTGCGACCATCCCGCTTAATATGAAGTCTTTGCAGGTTAAGGCTGGTGACTTTATTAGCATTAGCAACTCTAGGTTGGGTTGGTCTAACAAGGTGTTCAGGGTTACTAACTACGAATTGAGTATCGATAACTCTGGAATCATTGGAACAAATCTAAGCGTTGTTGAAACGTCTTCAGCGATTTACGACTGGTCAACTGATGATGAAACCCCATTCGTGGCTGGTAAGACCACAAACCTACCAACCTTCTATGACGTATACGCCCCGACTGGCCTATCTTTGTCTGCAAGTTCAATGTTGCAAGAAGATGGCACCGTTCAGTCATACATTGATATTGAGTGGACTGCCGCAGATGCTTTTGCTACTCACTATGAGATTCAGTATAAGTATGGCGCGAACGCATATTCATCACTACTAACAGCGAACACTGAATACCGCTTAGAAAATGTGGTTGCTGGCGCAGAGTACACAATCAGGGTTAGGGCTATAAATAGGCTTGGCGCTAGGTCAGATTTTGCTACACAAACAACAGACGGAACTGGTGATGCTACAGCGCCATCTCCACCTACCAACCTAAGCGCAACTGGTGCTCTAAATAGCGTACTTCTATCTTGGACAAACCCATCCGATAGTGACCTTGATATTATCGAGATATATGAAGGCACAAGTACCATTCAGGCTAACGCGGTTTTGGTCGGCACAACTAAATCCAATAGCTATATCCGTGGCGGCCTAAGTAATGGCGTTACTCGCTACTATTGGATTAAGGCGGCAGATTATACAGGTAACAAGTCAGATTTTAATGCTTCAGAAGGTGTGTCAGCTACGACAACCATCCCAGACCTTATTGACGAAACACAATTTATTGGTCGAATTGAACAGGTGACATCGCTTACAACAGGTTTAACGGCTGATGATGCTGGTAAAGTCGAGTTACTTACAACAGATACGCCACCGACACTCTATAAGTGGTCAGGTACAGAATGGCAAACTGGGGTGGTTATTGCGGATGATGTTGGTGAGATATTAGCACAGCACATAGCCGTTACTGAGCTTAGTGCTATCACGGCAAATGTCGGAACACTTTCAGCAGGTACATTGCAAGGGTTAAATAGTAACCTATCCATAGATTTGGATAATGAAACATTTAATGTTAAATCTGCATCTAGCGGTGAGCGTTTAGAAATCTCAAATGATGTCATTAAAGTCTACGATGCAAGCGGTAATCTTAGGGTTAAGTTAGGGGATTTGAGCTAATGACTTACGGCCTAGAGACTTATGATGAAGCTGGTAATGTAATTATAGAAAGTCCTACAGCGGTATACGATTTTTACGCTGGTAGCGAGACATTAAGCTCTAGCCAGACAACCATATCGTCTACTGGTTATTCAGATGTGGCTGGAATACTTACTCGATCAAGTCAATATGGGCAAATAGCATACGTCAAAGGTACATTTGATTTCTTTTATGATACGAGTGACTGGTTTTACATAAATGCACAGGGTGTTGTATCTAATGGTGTTTACTATCCGCCATCAAAGCATACAACTCATACAACCCAGCAATATAACAGTCTTGATTATCCGAGGATGGTCAACAACGCAAAGGTTTACCAGCAAGATAGTATTGTTTATAAGTTCGGTGTTTTGTCTGACGGAAGCTCTGGTTTTGGGTTAGAGGTTCTTAATTCGGCGGGGCAGACTGTATTAAGTTCTGAAGCTGTCCCTATATTTATTCAGCCAAAAACAGACAATACATTTAAACGAACAGTTTCATGTCGATCTTACGGTCTTGATGATTCAGTAAACGTGATTAAAAACTCAAGATATGCTTCTTACGCATATTCTTTTGCAGAAAAAGCATCTAACTTAGTATTTGATAAGGCTTATGATAAGCCACCATTAATATTTGTAGTTGACTCTCAATCTATCCCAGTTGCTATATGGGGGTACGAAACTGATGTAGATGGTAAGTATATTGGAGCCACAATAACTTCTAGTGCATTACCTTATGGCACAGTTCCAACACGGTTTCCTTATACCTATATACCTGAGTCTAGCGCATGGCGGTTTGGTACAGATCAAACGGTTGATATTGAAGTTGTGCTGGTTTCTGATGAATATCCAGACTACCTAACACCACCAAGTTACGGTATGCAGGTTTATAATTCTGCTGGTAATGTTACTTTTGACTCTAGGTTATCTCCAGTGGCATTTAGTGTTGATAATAGAAACATCCCATATTGGAGAGCTAGGCAAGTAGGTACAAGCTTCTTCAGATCCGCTCAATATTACAAAGACCACCTAGACTACAACTCATACACAAAATCAGGTTTAGATACAGCTGTGTGTTTAAATAGCTTTCAAGCGGCTACTGGTTACTTGTGCGATTTGGTCACAAGAAATGGTGGCGACGAGCTTTGGAACTTCAATTTATATGGTAGGTATGTTGGCGTATCAAAAAATGGTACTGATACCAATATTGATATTGTCGCTGGCGGCACTGGGTTTGCAGGTGTGCAATTAGGGGGTAATTATAGGGAATACACTTTGGTTCAATATAACGGCTCGGGTTATCCTATAGTTAGTGTAGATGCTCACAGGGGGCAAACAACTACATTTGACGTACTAACCATGAGTTGGTAATCAATGTATAATTTAACCATTCAACCAAAACAGGCTAATCATCATGCTCTACTTAGTTAAAGATGACGTTGGCACACAGATTCTAGCTACTCTTACCCGTGAAGATGACGGCTCTGCGGTAGACCTATCAGATGCTACCGTTAAAATGTACTTCCGCAAAAAGGGTACAACAGCAATCCTAACCACGCTCACATCAATCTCAAATACAGAAGATTTAGAGATCGGTCGTGCTATCTTCGCGTTTGCCAATGGCGATCTGGACGTTGAAGAAGGTAAGTACGAAGGTGAGATTGAAGCGACATTCACCAGTGGTAATGTTGAGTCAGTATTCGAAACCATCGATTTCTTTGTGCGAGCTGACTTCACATGAGAATTAAGGCAAGTGTAAACCGATTACTGGCGGCTATCGCTAGTAAGAGAATGATCGCTGAGATTAAGCTGGGTAAATTCCTGCTTACTCAATATCTGACTGATGCCTTCTCAGCGTTGGAATCGCTTGCCAAGTCCGTATTCAAATCACCTACAGATGAATCGACCGTATCAGATGATCAGTCAATGTCATTTAGTAAGGGTTTATCTGATGATGGATCAGCATCTGAGTCTGTATCGTTATACTCTGGTAAAACATTATCCGACTCTGGCTCTACATCTGACGATGAAACAATCCAGTTCGGTAAAGGGTTATCAGAATCGCCAGCTACATCTGAAGAATACCGTTTCGATACTACCAAGCTAATCACTGATGGTGTTGGCGCGACCGATGACTTCGACGGTGAAGCTAGTACATTAGACGATCAAGAGATGCAGTTTGTTAAGGCTGTGTCTAATGTAGGTTATGCTTCCGAATTGCAGACTATCGACCTGTCTAAGCCTTTGAGTGATTCATCATACGGCAGTGATAATAGTGTATGGTCATTCGGTAAGGGCATATCCGATCAGTCGATTATCACAGAAGATTACTCATTCTCAACAAATAAGGCGCTATCTGACATTGGCTATTCTTCAGAGTCACTATTCTTGTCTTATGGTAAAGATTTAACGGATGATGGCGTTATTAGTGATAGTCAAGTAAAATCATTGGGTACAGTTTACAGCGATTCCGCAACCAGCTCCGACAGTGGTTCGCTGTTAAGTCAGGGTTATGTAGATAATCCTTATTACTTCGCAGAAGATTATGTCGGTGCTAAACGAACTTTTTAGGAGATAGCATAATGTTGCTAGATAAAATGAAAGCTAAGGGTAAAGTCGGAATCGTCCTAAAAGACAAATTCGGCAATGTTAAAGAAACACGCGAGATCGACAACCTTGTAGTTGATACTGGTCTTGATTACATCGCATCACGCATGGGCGGCACATCTGCTTCTGTAATGTCTCACATGGCATTGGGTTCAGGTACTACTGCGGCATCTGCTAATGATACTGATCTACAGTCTATTCTAGGCTCTCGTGAAGCATTGGATTCAACTACTGTGACTGATAACACTATCCAGTACGTTGCGTCTTTCGAGGCTGGTGATGGTACTGGCGCAGTTACCGAAGCTGGTATCTTTAACGCATCAACTGCTGGCACTATGCTATGTCGCACAGTGTTTTCTGTAGTAAACAAGGCGGCTGACGATACAATGTCAGTAACTTGGACTATTACTATTTCAGCATCTTAATCATTGGTAGAGGCGGCTCATGTCAACCATTACAACTAGGGCGGGCAAGGGTTCGCCTCTTACTAATACAGAATTAGATAGTAACTTCACTAATCTCAATACAGATAAG